ATTTAGCCAACCTGATCCGGGGCCTCAATGAGCGTGTCTTCAACGTTCAAGGCAAGTCAGGTTTGGAGCCCACCCCGCAGCCAGTAAGCGGGGAGTGGAGGAAAATGTCTCAAGTTGGAGCAAGGCTGTCAGACAGAGTACGTAAGTTAGGAAGGTGTCAACATCTGACCTGTAGCGAGTTTATCGCTCAGTGTCCCAGTAACAAGCGGAAATTGTATGCATCGGCAGCTGAGCAATACGAGAGGCTGGGCTGGGTGAAGCGCGATGCGCGGATCAAAGTATTTGTGAAGTTTGAGAAATTGAATTTTACGAAGAAAGGCGATCCCGCGCCCCGGGTTATTCAACCGCGATCACCTATATATAATATAGCGTTGGGGAGGTTCACTAGGCGAGTCGAGGAAGATTTATATCATGCCTTGGCCGAGGAGTGGAGTGAGGATGGTGGAAGGGTGGTAATGAAAGGACTGACGGTAGAAGAAGTAGCGACAGAACTCAGGAAGAAATGGTTAAGGTTCAAGCACCCCGTTGCAATTGGACTGGACGCCAGTAGATTTGATCAGCACGTGAGTGTTGATGCTTTGAAGTGGGAACACGACATTTACAAGCGCATTTTTGACAACAACCCCGAGTTAGCTGCACTGTTAAAGGTGCAGTTGGAGAACGAAGGGGTGGCGTACGTGGATGGCCATTGCTTGAAGTATAAGGCGAATGGCACAAGGGCGAGTGGTGATATGAACACCGCCTTAGGCAACTGTGTTATCATGTGCTCTTTGGTGCGCGAGTATTTGAGGAGCATTGGTGTGGTGGGGGAGTTTGCCAATAATGGTGATGACTGCCTCATCTTTCTTGAGAAGAGTGACCTATATAAGATCAAGGGTCTGTCGGAGTGGTTTCTGCGGTATGGGTTCGAGATGGAGGTCGAGGAGCCAGTGTTTGAGTTCGAGGAATGTGTGTTTTGTCAGACGCAACCCGTTTTAGTGGATGCGGCTGAGGACAAGTGGGTGATGGTACGACAACCCACTGTGGCTATGGCAAAGGATGCCTTAAGCTTGTCCGTTAGCACTGAACTTGGATTTCGGCAGTGGTGCTACCAAGTCGGGGTAGGTGGCAATGCGTTGTACGGTGACATGCCAATCTTTTGTGAGCTTTACAAGGCTTACCAGAGGGAGGGAGTTGCTAGCAATGTAGCTCATTCGGCTATAATTTCGGACTCAGGGTTCATGCGAATGGCCAAAATACCAAGGATCAGAGGAGAATATGCCGGGTCTATATCAGACGATACGCGAGTGTCGTTTTTCAAAGCCTTTGGTTACCCACCATCAATGCAGATAGCGATGGAACGTGAGATTAGAATGTTGAGTTTTAAGGGAGTGAGGGACTTGAGTGAGAATATTTCCTTGAGTTCCGGGTTGACGACAATTTAACCCTTCGGGGTTCCGGGTAGAGCCAAGCCAGCGGAGTTGATGTGTTTACACAGGGAATTAACCCCATGTGTCAGCCCAATTCTGGCCACATCGTAGTACGGTTTAACGACTAGAAAAGGTGTGGTTCGGGAAAGGGAAATGCGAGTCAGATTCCGCCGTGAGGAGCTCTATGATGCTATGCCGGGCCTGTATTTACGTTCGTTGGCTCTTGGGTGGG